CAAATAGAAGCAAAACGCAAGCTAGAGCTACGAACTAAATGCTTAAATAGACGCTTTTTAATTGAAGAGGAACGAAACGAACTGGCAAAGCTTGTTTATCAAATCAACGAATTAAGAAACGAGCTTGTTTAATAACATCACAAACAAACTCACACTTATTACTACTATGCATTTCCGATATGTTCTTAACAATAGAATCTTAATCACCACACAAACACATAAAATAAAATGAATCTAGATAATCCAACCGAAGCATACCTTTACCAAGCAAAAGTAACTAAAGCATTGAGAGAAGATAGTTTGAAAGAAATAGCGAACCAACAAGCCAAACTTTACGCCAAGCAAAGACAATTAGAACAGCAAATAGATTCAGCTGATAAAGACATTGAACACTGGTCAAATGTCCTCGCAATGGAAAATCTTAAAGCAAACATTGCACTTGCAAACTCTTAATCACCATACAAACAACTCCAAAAATGAGAATTACAAAAGCACAACTAGAAGCCGTCATTGAATGGCTTAACAAAGAACTAAACCGACCACTTAAACCATACGAAAACATAGACGGAAAGTTTACGGCTCAGATTGGCAACTTTCATCTATATCAAGCCTATGGTGCCTATGCGTTGCATGAAATGAGATCAGAAGGCGGGGGTATTCGTCAAACTATTGGCTTAGGCACTAAAAAAGAGTTATTCAATTCAATCCACAGGTTACTTGATGGCATCCGCTTAGAAAGGGAGGTAGCATAATATGAAAACAGAAAAGACAACCGACGAACGATTGAAACGATACGCACTTAATCAGCAACCAATGGACGATCTAGACCGACACTTGCCTCCGACAAAAACGAGCACCTTCATGCTTTACTTGTTGCTCTCTCCAATGTTAGCACTTGGAGCTTGGCTTGTGCTTATTTGGGCTTGCCTTAATACCGACGCGAATTAATAGAAAGAAAACCGATACAATGACATCATCTGAACTTAACGACAAATTATCTCAACTAGAGATGTTTATTACTGACACAAAAGAGGAAAGTATAATGTGGTACGAAAAGGATATTGATATGTATCATTACTTGTGGGCTGAAATAAGGAAAGCTGAAAGGGAACTGGCAACATTATACAATCAAATATGAAACCACTATTACTACTCACCTTATTGTTAACAGCCAGTTGCTCGACAACCTATCGTGACCATCCAACCGACACTTGTCCGAGCGATGAAGGGTATTCTTGTCCTGTTGACGGAAGCCCTTGTCCCTTTTGTGGAACCGATGACTAACACCTGCAAACATTGTGGCTTAACGCTTCAAGGCATGGAAAGAGAAGGCGAGGACATATGCGTATCATGCCTAAGTAACCTATGCTTTCCACCCAGTAATAACTATTCGATCATCGAAGGAATGATACGACAAGCCACCGACAACCCTATAAATAAACCAAATACTAATGATACAACCGAGAAAACTACCACTAGAAAAGATCAAGGACGCTGTAAGTAAAGTCTTTGATACAACGCCTGAGCTAATAGATTCATCTACACGCTTTCAACCACACGCCTTAGCTAGGCAAATTTGTTACTACTACGCGATGACGGGACGATCTTACGTGTCCGTAGCTGAGAAATTCGGCAAGCACCACGGCTCTATAATGCACGGAGTCAAAAAGATAAGCTCTTTGAGTGAGGATGACTGGCAGATTAAAGCGTACCTGTGTGAGATAGAAAAGGAACTAGAAGCACAATGAGTATTACAACAGCGTTAACCATTATCATTCTATTCTTAATTCTCATTAGCTTTTTATATGAAGACTAAAGAAACCGTATTAGAACCAAGAGTAATGATCGAAGAAATTATGTACTGGATTCACCAAAACGAAATGGGAGGTGATTGCATCGACCCAGATAACCGATTCTTTCCGTTGTACTTGGAACTTCAGAAGCTACTTGACAAGCTTAACAACGAACGACATGACTTGTACGTGTCCGTGAAAAATGATGAGGTGCGGTCATGATTACTTACACAGGATTGAATAAAGGATGTTTACCCCAAAAAGTATTACAGGTTGAAGGCAGTTACAAACCCGGTGACATTCATCCAAACATTCCCGATTTAGTTCTTATTAAAAACGCACGGAACCGCAGTTATCCACAAAGATGGGGCACTCTTAAGCAGTATGAGGAGAAGAAAAGAAAAATGAGAGAAGCGGAAGAGCAGAAGAGAAGAGCACGAGGTGTAAAACCTTTTAGTACAACTCAAACCGACCAGTCGATAACTTTCAAAAGACTTGATCCACATCCCACTATAAAAGGTTTGTTTTTTATTAGCTATCATTTTGACAAGAGATTCAACAGGCGAGTAGAAACATGGAAAACAAAAGAACAGTATCATGAAATGCTTGAACGAAATAGGTTGTATACCGAAGAAAATAAGGAACGCAAAAAACAAGTAAGTAAAGAATACAGAATAAAAAATGCTAAAAAAATAAAAGAACGTAAAGCTTTGGAATATTCTATCCTTAAAGAAACTAGAGAATTTAAAGACCAACGAAACGCTTACAACCGAAAAAGACGAGAGGAAGATGAGTGCTTTCGTTTATCTTCTTTGTTGCGTTGTCGTATCCGTAGTGCTGTTAAATTTCAAAGAGGTGAGAAAGCTTTTGCTACGATGGAATTAATTGGTTGTACAGTCGAACATTTACGTGACCATTTAGAATCTCAATTTACAGAGGGGATGACATGGGATAACATGGGCAGAGGTGGCTGGCAAATGGATCATATAATACCGTGTAATGTTTTTGACCTAACCAAACCGAGTCATCAAAAGGTATGTTTTAACTGGCAGAATATACAACCATTATGGGAGCGAGATAATATTTTGAAAGACGATAACATTCACTGGTCAATTGTGTTGACTTTGATGCTTAATAACTACAAAACCATAGGACTAAATTAATATGAGAGAATACGATAGCTATTTAACATCGTTCCTTGATTACGAGGATGACGACGATTTAACCGACGAGGAACGAGAAGAGTTGAAAGATTTGTATGATGCGTGGGTAATAGATCAATACGAACAAAACAAACTAGACTAGACTGATGGAAGCGGACGGACACGAGGACGAGATCGAAGACATAGAAATAGACGAGTCGTTGGCGAAGCAAGTAGCGAACGGACTTGATTACTTTTGGTCACAGAATGAGTTGTGTTATGATGAGAACCTAAAGGTTGTCCGAAGTGATCGACAGCGTGTCCGTCCTAAATATTCCTACGACTACATAAAGAGAGATAAGACTGATGTCGAAGGCAATTGAGTTTGAGATGAAACGATGGGGTCGTGCTACCTATCGCCAGTTCCAACAATTCTATAAAGAAAGTGACCGTGGTAGTGAGATGGACAGCAGTAAGCGTATCCTTAGCAAGCTTGCACCGCAGTTAGCACAACCCATCGAAGACTTTTTTAACCGATTTGCCGGGGATGACAGTCCATCAATGCCGATATGGCTTTGTTATATCGCTGACTTCCACCCACAAATGGTGGCACAGATAGCGTTGAAGACGGTGTTGGATAAGATGTACGCACAAGACCGACACTTTTCTCGGTTGGCGTTGGAAATAGGTAAAGCATTTGAAGAAGTAGCCCGACAACGAGTAGCTGAACAGACCGTGCCAAAGAATAAGATGTTTGGTGTCCGTGGTAAGAAGTCAAAGCGATCCAAGATGCAAAGGTTCTACACCGTTGAGAAGAATAACCGACGGTTTACGTGTTGGGAGAAACGATTGAAGGTATCATTGGGTGCGTGGTTGTTAGGGGAGATAAAGACACACACGGGACTGATTGAATTTAAGATGGAACGATTCGGTAAGAAGCAACGCAAAGACGTGGTGTTATCAGGTGAGTTTACTGATTGGGTACGACGGTTTGACACGTGGAAAGAGATGTTAGACCCAATGCGTATGGCGTTACCACATGAACCGAAAGACTGGGTAGATTATTACAGCGGAGGGTATGAGTCGTTCAACGATCCGTTTGTAATGAACCGACCAAGCAAAACAAACTATACTTTCTTTAGTATCAATACTATTTACACTGCTTGTAACAACGTACAACGAGTACCTTGGACGATCAACAAGAAGATACTTGATGTGGCTCAGAAGTGTTGGGAGTTGGAGCGAGTCTTTGATTTTCATGAAGTACCATTGCAACCGTACCTTGAGAACGGAGACGAACGACCTGAAGAGCTGAGACAATGGAAGTTTAAACAAGACAAGATTCGTCGCATGAACGAGTCCAACCGTAGCAAAAGATTACAACACGCTAAGGTCATGCACTTGGCTAAGAAATACAGCGAGTGGGATGAGGTATACTTTCCGGCTCGTATTGATTATCGTGGACGTGTTTATTATATGCCAGCTTATCTACACCCACAAGGCACTGATCTAGCTAGAGCTTTGTTGCAATTCGCTGATGGTCAACAAGTTACGGATGAAGAGGACGCTGAAAGACTGCTAGTACACGGGGCTAACGCTTGGGGTATCAAGGGTACACTGATGCAACGAGTAGCGTGGGTAGGTGAGCACAAGAACGACATACTAGAATGTGCAACCGATCCAATGACGAATGACTGGTGGATGGAAGCGAGTGAACCGTTTGGATTTCTTGCGTTTTGTCTTGAGTATCAACAGTTTACGAAAGAAGGATACGGGTACGTGTCACACTTTCCAGTACGTATGGACTGTAGTAACAACGGTATGCAGATATTGCACTTGTTATTACGGGACACACATCACGCCAAGCACTGCAACCTAGTACCTGACCAACCAGTAGGAGATATGTATCAGTACATTGCTGATCTTGTATACGAACGGTTGAAGGAGCAGTCAAAGGAGAGTTACGTGGCCAGTGAATGGTTCAAGTACGGAGTTACGAGAGCTATGGCTAAGGCTGCGGTAATGAACAAACCATATGGACAGTCGTACTATCACGTCATGTCTAGGTTTCTTACTATCATAGGAGACAACCATCCGTTTCAAGTGGGTGAGGAGATTGACGCTATTAACTACCTGACCGAACAGTTTAACACAGTAGCAAGACAGGAACTGGAGAGTGTTGTCCGTATCCAAAAGTTTTTACGTGGTTGCGCGGATGCTGTAGGTAATCACGTGTTTGAATGGACGACACCGAGTGGATTTAAAGTGGTACAAGGACTGACAAAAACAAAACGTTTAGATTGTCGTACTATCGTAGGCAACGTGTCCACAATGGTACACCTGTACGATGACATTGATGAGATCGATCCGAAGCAACAACGACGAAGTGTCACTGCTAACTTTATACACGGGATAGATGCAGCTGTTGTCCACCGATTAGCGTACGATATGAAGTTTGATATGGGTTTTGTTCACGATTGCTTTATCTGTCACGCATCCAACGCCCGTAAAGTACACCAAGATGTACGAAAAACATACAAGAATTTCTTTTCAATTGACTTACTAGCCGAGTTCAGATGTGAGTTATTGAATCAACACCCGACAGCGAAACTGCCCGAACTGCCTGAACTTGGAGACTTAGATGTCACCGCAATAGATCGAGCCATGTATCTGCTGTCATAACACCGATAAATAAACAATGAGTATACAAGCAAGAAAGAAACACGATGTAATAAAAGTAAAGGGTACAGCTAAGTACTGTCACCTGAATGAACCGAACAAGAGGTTTGAGCCTGAGTTTGGTACGTACAGTTGTGATCTAGTTATAGATAAAGACCAAGCAGATATGCTGAAGAGCACGATACGTCCGTTGTACGAAGAGGAGTTGAAGACTGTGCAAGAACAGAACGCTGGTAAGAAGATTGAACAGAAAGAGTTCCCGATTAAAGAAGAAGACGGAGCGTTTGTTGTTAAGTCTAAATTAAAAGCTGGAGGCAGACGCAAAGACGGTAGTGTTTACACTCTATCAATTGCTCTGTTCGACAGTAAAGGTCAACCGTTACCTGAAGATGTTAAAGTATGGGGTGGTAGTAAAGTTAACATGGCATTTCGTCCAAGGTTTTGGTACACACCGATGGCAGGGTTTGGTGTATCGTTTGAGTTGCAAGCTGTTCAAGTAATAGAACTACAGAACGGTGGAGTATCTGGCGTAGCAGCCGACGCTTTCGGATTCACTACTGAAGAAGAAGGATACGTTAACGGAGGAGAAAACCTAGACACTACATTCGATGCGGAAGAAACGGACGAAACCGAAGTCACAGCGAACTTCTAATAATCGTTATCGTTCCGGATTTGAATCTAAATTAGCACACCAACTGAAACGTAGTGGCGTTGAGTTCAAGTACGAGACGTTAACTATTGAGTATCAGAAGGTTAGCACATACACTCCCGACTTCATACTTCCTAACGGCATCATTGTTGAGGCCAAGGGAGTGTGGACGGTGGAGGACAGGACAAAGCACTTGTTAGTACGCAAGCAACACCCGCACTTAGATATACGCATGGTGTTTCAGCGAGCGAGTAACAAGATTAACAAGAAGTCTAAGACAACGTATGCAATGTGGTGCGAAAAGAAGGGAATTAAATATGCAGATAAAGTTATACCAAAGTCATGGCTTTCACAAAAACGCATGAACCATGCACAGAGTGCGGGAGTA